TGTGGTTGTTTGCAATAGCGTGTTCACCTTGTAGGTTGACCGGTCGACCACGTTGTAATGATCCATCACGACGAATCACGTAATGGTATCCAATACCAGCCAATCCATTTTCTAGGTGAATTTCATTTATCTCTTCACTACCTATATTCTTGTTGGTCGGTGTCTCTGTCCAGTGAACAACAACCTCAGTGACTTCTCGTGAGACGTTTCTAATTTCTGCTTGCAGTTCTTCGACTGAAGATATGTAGGGAAACACGGGATCACCTTTACCATTGTCCCATGTGTCAGCAAATGAACCGATGACATAAGGGGGGTCAAACACACCATCGTCAATATCTGGTGCTGTTGCGCGAGTGATAGTGGCGTCGATAGTTTTGAGAAACGCCCTGATCTCTTTGGCATTTTTACCGGTAGATTGAAACAACAACTCAACCGCACGAGAAAATTCCTGAGAGTTTCCTTGCGACAGATTAATCACACGAATCACATCTGCGTCCGACAAATTCGGTGCAAAATCCTTGACTTGCTTTTTGAGATCTGTTAGAGTCTCTGTGCTCAACTCTTGCACGATGCCATTCTCACCATTACCTGCAATCCGTGATGAAATGAGAGAGTTTCTCTCATCTGCGGCAGATGCAAATTGTGCACGGAGTGCACTCTGAGTCTGTATACTTTTGATAACATCTGCACCGTTTTTACCACCAGACAAATTTTGAAAGTCTCTCAACGCTGCTGGACTTGTGAGGTTTTGTTTTATCTCACTCGCAGACGTTACTAGGTTACTCAGGGATTGAAGAGGGTTTGTTTTTACCTTCTCGATCGCTGCGTCAAACTCAGATTGTATCGTAGGCATTTGTGTAGCATTAATCACGGACTCTGTCAAATCTCCAAAGTTGGGGTTTGGAGTTCCATTTCCGTCACTGTCTGTGGTATCGATTGCCGTAGGAAGTGTCATGGATCTTCCAACATCTTGTGCTGCAGACGGAATAGCATCAAACGCTGACTGTAACTGATCCGTTACTCCACTCACTGTGTTGTTGGAAAGTGCATTTATGGTCTGAGCTGTGAACCCACCAATTTTTCCGGAAAGATTTTGTCCAGCATCTAACAGACCTTGTGGTGAAGCATCGATTACTGCTTTCTGTAAACTCCCCGCAAGATCATCGACTGCACCTGAGACTGCACCCTGAGCGGCGTTCGCAAGATCACCAAGTGAGTTCGCACCCAATCCAGTGATAAGTGATATGACTCCTGCGATTGATCCTGACACACCACCCGTTGCATCCAGACTTGATAATTTCGGCAGGGTGAGACCATCCACCTCTTCGAACTCAATCTCTACTTTAGAACCAAACGCACCCGTAATCTTAGATACCTGATCATTAACAAAATCAGTTGCCATATTTTCAACACTACCAGCGGCGTCTGTAAGAAGACCCTCAGTGGTTGTATTGTTTAATAGATTCTGTGCTTTGTCAAACTTCTGAGTGAGTGATTGAACACCCCCATTAACCTCATTTGCGAGTGCACCCGCCTGTGTCTCTATCGAATTCTTAGTTGCATTGACAGCGTTCTGTGCTTGATTTTCTATAAATGCTTTACCAGACTGACTCTGACTGTTCTGTAGAGTCTGGTTTAACTTTTCCTTTGCGTTAAGATAATCACTCATACAAGTGCCTCATCATATGCGAGTTGAGCGAAACTCTGTGTATTGTTTGACGCAAGAAGATAATACTTGTTGAATGCCAAACTTGCTGCCTTTATGTCGGTGGTATTTAGAAGTCTCTTATTTGCGGCACCAAATCGAGTTCGCAGTTCAAATAGAACGTACTGTAACTGAATTGAATACAGTCTCCAATCACCGGTGGGTTGGAAGTTTTGTGCAAAGGCCAATAGACCATTGAATCGACTACCGGTAGATGTCGATCGATCCCAACCTGCGATACCTGACGTTGTTCCTTCGGTAGCAGTTAATGATCCAATACCTCTTAGATCGAGAATCGATTGTGCGTTTGCGATCGCTTCTTGTCTGACTTCTTCGGCAGACTTTCCGGTATTACCGTATGTCTGAAATTTAGAAGCACCTTGTAGTCCACCGGTGATCGCAGCGGCATGAATAAGGTCATACCCATTGTCAAGAAAAAACTTCATTGACTGTTGTCGTCGTAACTGAATAGATGTCGATTGCAGATCATCATTCAATAATCTTTCAGTCACGGAATTCTGTAATCGAGTTGTGGTTTCGGTGAGACCAATTCTCGATTGTTGAATAATCGATGGAAACTCAACACGTGGTAAAGAACCAAGAACCAAAGGGATCTGTGAAGATGTGCCGTCCAAGAAGACACCAAATACAAAAGAACCAGCAAGTATTTGAGGTATACGACCATACCCACTAATACCACCTTCGGTTGATGGTATTAAAACTTGTGCCCACGGTAAATCCTTTTCAGGAATGTCCTGAGTGTTTGGACTATGCACGCCATTGATACGCACCTTAACACGACCTTCCAATCCTGCGGGCGGTTGTGCGTTAATGACTGTACCAAAAAACCACCGGTGGTCGTCACCATAAAACTCTTTCTGTATGGGTCTTAAAACGTTCATAAACTAAAGTCGCTCGGTAAATCTCCCAGTTTAACCATTCGCAAAATTACTGTATGAGTTTCGTCCATCATACGATGCGATGTATTTGTAATCAAATAATCACCTGATTTTCTGGAATCAATATTTTTCTCTGGTCTACTCAAATTCTGTTGTGTGTTGGCACTCAAAAATAACACTCGCATTTTTCGACTGACTGATATTTTCTTTTCTAAAAACAACGCTCCATCCATCTGTATGTCAATCGTGTTCTTTCTCATGATCTGTCGAATCACTTTATTTTTGATTTTGAGTCGAGACTCGTATACTGTGTCACCTTCTATCTGTGGTGTTTCGTCGTGATAACTCTTAAACTGGTTGTACGTCTTCGATGATGTTATCTGGTGAATGTGTACTGCATCGAACTCATCTGAGGGTCTGCCATCGATGAACAACGATGGGTCAAAAATAGACTGTGTTGTGTTCCGATCAATCAATCCGTTCGTATAGAAATCATCCAATATGTCACGAACCGTGATATGAGTTCCAAACACTTGACCGGTACCTGCATCTATGTTAGCATAGTAAGAACCAATCGCGCCTTCTTCGTAAAGAGCGAGAGAGTCTTCTGCGTCAAGTTCTTTGAACTCTTGAATCTGTGTATATGTTTTCTCAATCTCGTGTATGTCATTACCACTACTTGCGGCATCGTTATATCGTAAAGGAAGTTTTTGATTTACGACATCCTCACCCATAAGTTTATCGAGTCCAGACATATACAAAGAATTACTGAACAGATCACCATGCACGTAAATGGGTGCACCAGTCTTGGTTGTCATTCGTGCACCAATCCACTGCATTGCTTCTAGTGGACTCAGGTAAGGGATGATAATCTTTCTCTCTCCTTGAGCGGTATTATCAAAGTACGATGTCTTAATGATTTTGGCACCTAAGTCACGATCAGCGATATCTACGACCATGTTGTCCAACGTCTCAGAATATGAACGACTGATTGACTTCATTGCGTTTATGTAAACGTGTTCTTCAACCAGATCAATTGAAACGACTTCACTTCTTTCATTATTCTTCACAACATCATTTATTTTTGAAAAGAAAAATGTCTTATTGATCGACGGCAGTTCGCCAGCACCGGCGCTAATACTAATGAATATTCTTTCGGTGCCTTGAATCGAAAGATCGTTACGGAATCCAAAATCATCGAGTAATACAAGTCTAGCATCAACAAAGGGTTTCGCCAAGCTCTCAAAGAATACCAACTCAATGATGTTCTTCGCAACGTCAACAACCGAAGTCCTCTTACCAGAACTGGCGAGGTAGATCTCCGCTTTGACTATGTTAAAACTCGATGCACTCATCGTATGGACAATAACCTTCTAAGTTCTCCGACCAACTGAGTCACATATTGTTTTTTCATAACGACGATCTTCTTTGCTTCGTCGTTTTCGTCGAGCACAAAATCGAGATTGGTCTTGAGTGTCGCACCGGACACGTCGTCATAATATTTGTCTAACCATTCATCTGAATCGTTTTCATAATGATGCGTCCCCTCATATTCATAAACAATGTTTGTAAGTGGAGCTCCGATTGTCAAAGGATCACTTGTTGGTTGTGTATATGCGAGAGTTGTACCACCAGTAATATTATTGTCGGAAGAAATGGTGATTTCACCCACATCAAGATTCTTTCTGATAACTACACCTGTTGAACCACCGGTTACAGTCACGTTGGTTCCTACCGGATATATGTCTGCAAACTCACGTGCAGAATCACCAGTGCTAATGTCAAGTTTACAGGTGTAATTTTTGAATATATCGTTTTGTGCACGATCATAGACTTGTTCTCTTGTCATCGGCCAACCAGTCTCACGAAGGCCTTCGTTCATGAGAAAGAAAGTAAATTCGTATTCACTCGTTCCGTATAACGTGTAAGCGAGGGTGTCCGGTCTTTCTCCGTCCCTGATCTCATATTCAACGTATGTACCAGCGTCATCTCTATACAGATCAATCAGATCCGAATACTTCGATAAATTTTGAAAGAGGGTCGGTACAGTGTTGTCACCGAACCTATATGCAATTTTTGGAAACTCTTGAAAATAATTAGACATTAGTATTTACCATCTCGCACCTTGCTCTTATCGAGAGCAGAAATCTCTTTAAAGGAAAGTGAAATTTCTACTTCCATAAAATCCTCACCCTCATACATACCAACGGCCGATGAGTTATAGGTTGTCTCAACGGATTCTAAATAACATCGTTGAATTTTAGGAGCAGGTTCTCCACCTCTCGAATTACGTATATCAATCTGAAAAACATTAGGGAACTCGTATGCCAAAGGTGTGTCACCAATTAGAATTGCTTCGGGATAGAGTTCTTCACGGAAAAAATTCACAATATTTTTGATCTGCATATTCTCTGCACGATTCCGTGCGATCATCTTGAATTGGAAATTAAAACTTCTCAGATTAACCTTCTCAAATTGTGTTCTCTCATTTGGTGCAGATTTAACACGTGTTCCCAATGTTGCAAGCGCACCGGTTTGGTCTGCAACACTCGCACCACCCACGAGACCCGCAATAGTACCAGCACCAGATCCTATGGGGCCTGGTAATTTGTCGAGACCTAAACCAGCGAGACCACCTACTGCGAGGGTTCCAGCTTTGACTGCGAGTTGAGAACCCAGTGCTTTTGCTGCACCGGCAACTCGACCATCTTCAAGTGTCGCACCATCCGCCTCAGACAGTGCAGCGATTATTCCAAGTTCCGCAGTATTATAAGAAACACCGTCTTGAAATCTTAGATTTTTTTGTAGGGGCAATGTGACAGACCCTTGGAATGTTCCCTTATCTGTTCTCTTATATGATGTCGCAAATTCTCTTAGGTTCGATAACTGTTCTTCAGAAAACTTTGCAAGTCTTTCAAGGTCTGAGGGTTTGTCTTCGTCACTCTCTTCGTCGTCTTCTCGTTCAATAGCGGCTTCTTCTGGCGCCTGTTCGAGTCCGATGTCTCTGTCTTCAGTATTTTTGATTCCTGTTAAATCGAAGAAGGGTTCAATGTGGTATGTAGAGAAAATAATTCTAGCGGGTGCTGTATCTAATCCAGACAAGGGGTATTGATATTTTCTAGTGGGTCTGGTGTTATTAGACCCTTGAGATTCTATCGATTCGTCGCCTTGATCTTCCGCAGTTCTAACTGCAAGTACGACATCTTCCTCACGTTGTCGATCTGCACCCGCTTGTTGTTGACGGGCACGTTCTGCAGCTCTTCGTCTCTGTTCTAACCTTGCGTTTCCGCCATACGTTTGTGACATAGTTCGACTCTAAATAAGTAAATTACTGTAAATCTATTTATAGGGAAACTGTGGCATATAAAGGCAAATTCACACCCAAGAATAAAGACAAGTACGAGGGTGATCCCACGAACATTATTTATCGTTCGATGTGGGAACGCCATTGTTTTCGATGGTGTGATGAAAACCCCAAAGTCAAAAAATGGAGCAGCGAAGAGGTTGTCATACCATATCTATATGAGGTCGATAAAAAGTATCACCGGTACTTTATGGATCTCAAGATTGTTTTCGAAAACAAAACAATACTGGTTGAGATCAAACCAGAAGCACAGACCAAACCACCTACCGGTGGACGACGAACCAAACGATACATATCCGAAGGTTACACATACGTCAAGAATATGAATAAATGGGAAGCAGCGAATGAGTATGCAAAAGACCGTGGATGGGAGTTTCAGATCTGGACTGAGAAGACCGAACCCCTGAAGTCAATGATCGGTGCGACGTTGAAACCCATGAAGAAACTCAAACCACTGCCAAAATATAAGAGAAAAAAGACTAAATAGATTCATGAAACATTTAGACGAAGTCAACGAATCATACTTCCAACATCTGCGCTTTGCGTGGAGAGTTGCATTTGTGTTGTTGGTTCACGGTTTATTTCCGATGATATGGGAGAACAAAGCATCACAAATGATGGAGAGTCGAAGTGAGTAATCTATTCCAGAAAGTAGAGTTCGAGGCATTTCGTGCGGGGATCACACCGCGCACACGGGAGTCACGTGCATGGTTTAGAAAACGTGTACAGAACATAAAGGTCAATCGACGAGAGTTATTGGATGCTGAGATGGTCGAAAAAAGAAATAAGTCGGTCATCGGTTCAATGTATATGTTTTTCTATGATGCGAAATTGCGAGAGAGTCTTCCTTATTGGGACTCATTTCCTGTCATCATTGCAGTAGGGCCTGCAAAGGGTGGGTTCTATGGTCTGAACCTGCATTATCTACCGATACCGCTTCGTGCAAAGTTTCTCGACAATTTGATGAACATAACAAACAACAAGAAATTTGATGAGTCCACCAAGTTTGGTGTGTCATACGAATATCTAAAAGGTGCGAGTAAAATGAGATATTTTAAACCATGTTTTAAACATTATCTCACAAGTCAAGTGGAAGGTCAACTGTCATACATACCACCACCTGAATGGGAGATCGCAACTTTCTTACCTGCTGCACAATGGCAGAAGGGTGGACAGTCACAAGCATACAAGGATTCTAGGAGAATGATTTCATGAAGATTCCAAATATCGATGATTTCAAATCCAAAATCGGAGAGGGTGGTGGATATGCAAACCCAAATCTCTTTTATGTTTCCATGCCCCAATTGAGTGGTTCAATAAATCAGAGAATCGCAATAGAATTCTTTGTTAAAAGTATTACTCTACCATCGCGTTCTCTGTTAACCACTGACCGCGAGTTGGGTACTGATATGCTGAAGATACCATATGGATATCAAAATGCTGAACTCAGTATGACATTCATGGTGATGAATGATCATCTAACTCGACACTATATAGAAACGTGGCAACAATCGATCGTACAGGACACCGACACAAACTTGGAAAACAACTATAGAATCGCTTATCCCGACGACTACTTACGAGACATTCGCATATTCCAATTGGATAGAGGATCATCTCGCACCTTGTTCGGAACGAGTGGTCGAATTGGGAATGATGTCATCAATGTGAATCTAGGTACGACTGTAAACGTGAAAGAAAATGCTTCACTTAGATATGCGTGGCATATAATGGATGCCTTCCCGATTTCATTCAACCAAGAAACGTTATCGAATGATGCAACTGGAATAAGTGAGATAAGTATTTCATTTGCATATCGCAAATGGAAAGGTTATCAGATACCACGAAATCCAAACACTAACATTGATGTCAGTGTTAGTCAAACAAACAACATCGAAGCGAATTTTGGTGGAAAGATATACGACGCAGTTAAAGGCGTCATCGGTGCAAAACTCGGCCGAAGAATTTAAATATGGAGATAAATCATGGCATTACCTAAACTAAACGATACCCCGAAGTATTCACTGACATTACCTTCTACCGGACAAGAACTTAGGTTTCGTCCATACCTTGTGAAAGAAGAAAAGGTCTTGTTGATGGCTGCACAAACAGAAGATCAGAATCAAATCATGAGTGCTGTTCATGATGTGATTGATGCTTGTATTGAGGGTATCGATGTTAACAAGATGACTACCTACGATCTTGAGTACGCCTTTATTCAATTGCGTTCTAAGTCGGTCGGAGAGACTACGGATGTTAGTATTAACTGTCCGCATTGTCAAGCTTCAAATCCAATCAAAATTGACTTGAATGATGTTGTCTGCACACAAGCACAAGAAGATACAGTGATCAAGATCAGTGATGAAGTGACTGTTGAAATGAAACACCCCAGTTATCGAGACATTGTTCTGTCTGACGATCAACAAGAGGTTGGATTTAACTTGGTGGCGAGTGGGTTAAAGACCGTCATGTATAACGAAGAAAAAATTAACATCGAGGACGAATCTCACGAGAGTGTCATTTCGTTCTTAGAGTCTATGACTCAAGATCAGTTCGGATTGATCACTTCGTGGTTCGAAAATTCACCGGTAGTGAAATACGACCTTGAACTTGTGTGTAAGTCATGTGAAAAATCGAGTTCAATAGAAATTAAGGGGATGCAAAGTTTTTTTTAATATGCCTCGCGCATGAAGAATTATCGAATTATTATAAAGTTAACTTTTTGTTGCAGAGGCATCACAACTACACTTTGACTGAGTTGGACGGTATGATACCTTGGGAACGAGAGGTTCATACCATACTATTGGTTCAGGCATTAGAAGAAGAAAAACAAGCAAGAGAGAAGGCACAAAATGGCAATAACTCTGGATGACGTAGTATTAGAACAGATGCAAACTAACGAACAGTTGCAGATCATGCATAAGACTGATCTCGCAACTTTCGCGCTTGAGCGTCAAGGTTTTAAAGACTTAATCGAAAAACAAGAGGAAATGATCAGTGTCATTACCGCTGAAACACTGAGACAGAGTCGAGTTGATCGAGAAAGTGCTCGCGAAGAGAGTGGTAGCGGTGGAGTCATGGATGGCCCCAAGAGCAACCAAGACTTTAGGGGAATGGTGGGTGAGGCTGCAGCCGGTGGCATCGGTAAGGGAATAGGATCTGTTGCTAGTCTTGCTGGTCTTGCTGCTGGTATCGTAGCATTTGTTGGTACAATATCCGCTGGTGGTGCGTTAGTCAAAATGATGGGCATCGACTTCAATGGTTTGAAACATATGTTGGTCGGTGTTGCCGATGCATTTGCTGCCGCTGATACATTCGGTCTGATCAAGATGGCAGGTTTTCTTGCACTAGGTGGACTTGCAAAACTTGATGCTGTAAATGCCGGTTTGTTCGGTGCATCAATGGCTGCATTTATGTTGGGACTTGGTGCCGGTGGTAAGATTCTTGATGTCCTTGGTTTTGATTTCAGTGGATTAAAAAATGTCCTTGTCAATTTTGCGGATGCGTTTAAGGCAGCGTCAATCGAAGGTCTGATTAAGATGGCGGGTTTCCTCGCGGTCGGCGCATATACAAAAGCAGACCCAAAGCAGGGATTTAAATTTGGTGCAGCGATTGCTGCGTTCATGTTAGGTCTTGGTGCTGGTGGAGCAATCATGGACTTCTTCGGAATGGACTTTAGTGGTCTGAAGAATGTCCTAGTAGGATTGGGTGAAGCCTTTGCGTCAATGTCTACCGAAGGTTATATCATGCTTGGTGTAATGGCCGCTGCAACGGCAATGGTCGGGCCCACGACGATGGCGAAAGCTGGTTTGGGAATCGCGGCATTCGTTGCACCACTTGGAATCGTCGGTGCAGTTCTAGGTAAATTCGGTGGTGACGGTGGAACCTTTGGTACACTAATGAAAAACACTGGTGACGGTTTAGCGGCGTTCGGAAATATTAAAACGATAGCAGCACTTCTCATATTAGGAACTGCATCTGCGCTTTTAGGCCCAGTGTTCATGGGTTTGATCGGTCTTGGTATTAGTGCATTTTTGCTTGGTATTGCAGCAGGTGCGAAAGTCATTAGTGTATTAGGCGCAGACGGTAGTACACTTAAAACTTTGATGGAAAACATTGCCGGTGGTATAAACTCTTTTTCAGAAATAAACTTTAAAAACCTCTTGTTGATGGGGCCTGCGATGGTCTCTGTGGCCGCTGGTCTTACTGCATTTATGGCGGGTTCAGTTGTTGCTGGAATCGGTAACTTTATCAAAACATTAATTCCCGGCGGTAGAGGCAAAAAAAGTTCCCTTCAAGTAATTGCGGAAGATTTAGCACACCTCAATGAGATCGACTTTAAGAACTTAACAGGTATGTCACCGGTTGCGTTTGCTATCAATAAAATGGCAGATGCAATAGAAAAATTGAACGAGGTGATGGATGACATCGATGACGACCTCTTCGAAAGATTAAAAGAAATGCTTTCCGGTGCCTCATTTACAGTTGCTTCTGAAGCACCTGTACGCACATTTACCGGACGAAAAACATCAGAACCCCGAACACAATTAGGTGTAGACCCTACAACGAGCACCAACACGTCCTCTAGTGATACTCTCACCGATGTTCAGCGAGCTCGCATATCCGAAGTTGAAGGGATGTCCCGCGCTGAATATCGTCAATTGTCCAGTTATGATAAAAGAGAGTATCAAGTATTAAAAGCTCAACAAAGAAAAGAAGACGGACAAGATGCATCTGGACTTGGAGTCGTACCATCCGTATCATCCGTTCCATCTTACACTGCTACCAAACCCACGAGTTCTAATCCTCAAGACATGGAAATTGCAGAACTTGGAGTCACCTTCCGAAATGCCGAAGAAGCACGAAAAGCATTTGAAGCTTCCGATGCATCATTCGAGACTTTTGTTGATCCAGATGATATATTCGGGGATGAACGACGTAGATATACTGACCCAAAAATGCAAGCGGAATATGAACGTCTATTAGAACAAGAAAAAAAGGCTATACGTGCGTATCGCAGAGCGAAAGACTCAGAGACGGGAACAGAAGTCATCTGGAAGGTTAAGTTCTTACAGGATAGGGGTGTATTACCACAAAATGTGAGCGGGGAAATACCTGGCTATAAGATTGATGAAATGGTTGATAACTACTTTGCAAATCTTGCACAACCATCTACAGCACAACCATCAACACCGCCTATCGAAACACCTCCGCGGCCGAAGGTGGTAGCGAAAAAACAAGCATCGATACCCAGCGATTCTGTGGGTGACGAACGATTGGTTTCAGCGAGCAGTGATGAACAAGAACTTGAACGTCTTCGCCGAAGAAATAAAGGGACTTACGATATATATGTGCCCTCATATGAAAATTTTCAAAACGATCGAGACAGAGTCTCCTACGAAGATTTCAATAGATTTGGTGGAGATTATGATGAGTTCCGCAAACAGCGTGAAGAGGACTTGCTACGTAATAATAAAGAGTACGCTGATCGAGAAGCTAGAATAAAGATTCTTGAAGATAGAATCAATGCGTTAGAAATGCAACCAACAGCTTTACAAAAACCACCAATAGACACAGCGGCAACAGAATTTGTACAAAGGGATGCGTTGGCGAATGTAACAAATTCACAGGCTGCCCCAAATGTTGTTATTCAGGACAACTCTGTGAATTCTAGTAGTCAATCAAATACCACAGTCTCGAATAAACCGCCCATGCCGTCGCCATTGAATAACAATCGGACACGGGCGAATGCTTATGCGATGGTTTAATCCTCTGCGGCGAGTTTGGAGAAGAACGACATTGTATCTTCGTCGTCATCTGCCGAGACTGCTCGAGTCTCTGGCGCCGGAGATGATCGCATTGGCGCAGGTTCACGTACCGGTTCCATCTCGTGTGCTGTCGTCTGTTGAACAG